ATGTGGATGTCAGTCTTCTGCTGCACATTGGGGGCCACCTTGTCCATGTAGCCACGAGTTTCAGCAGGGGCTGCGCCGATACCGTATCGATCAACGTTGCCGGGGCCCCAGTTGTACGCAGCTGCGGCCATGCGTGCGTCCCCACCGTACTTCTGCAGCATGTTCCGGTAGTACTTCGCCGCAGCTTCGGCACTGCTGCTGAAGTCGTTTGGATCTGAAAGCCCATAGTCCTTTGCTGCGGAGTCCATGAACTGGAAGTGTCCTTTGGCACCGGCCGCAGAAAGCATGTTCTTCCCCTCATTGCTTTCCGCCTTCCACACCCGACCAAGAAGCCCAGATGGCAAACCGTACTTCTTTTCCAGCTCTGCGAGCTTCGCCAATCTGGCAGCACGCTCATCCACAGGCGCAGTACTGGATTTCGCTCCGGCAGCCTTCGGAGCGTCCGTCACAGTGCCGCTCTTCTGCAACCTGAGCCGGCGCTCCGTGTCCTTGTTGAACTGCACCCCACCGCCAAGCCAGGGGGCGGCCCCCTGCATTGCTCGGATTCCGTCCCTCAAACGGTTCACAAAAGAGTTGGCACCTGTGGCCTTATCGCCGCTGGATTCCCGAACGATCCGAGACCAATCACTCAGCACCCCTTTGGTCACCTCCGCAGCTTCCTTGAACTTCGGCAACAGAGCGATGCTCAAAACATCCTTGAACAAACCAGCTTGGGCAACCACTTCACGCCAGGAGTTCAGCAGTTCTTTGGATGCGAGGGCGGCAGCGTCAGCATCAACCCCCATGTCCTTGCCAAGCTGGTTGCGCTTCTGCACGGCCGCCTCAAGCTCAGCCATGTTCTCCTTCATGTGCAAGAAGGTCTGCTCATCCATCCCGAACATAGCTGCGAACTGTGAGCCTACGTAATGCGGCATGGTGCCCAACACCTTCACCACATCACGCATAACGTCGCTCATGTCCCGACCTTCTACTTGCACGCCGAAGGACTTGATCAGGGCCAGGATGCCAGGATTGTTGCGGATGGATTTGGCGATGCCTTCCAGGGAAGACAGCATGGCCTCACCACTGATACCAATCTGCTCCGCACCGAACTGCATCGCCTGCAGGTTGCCCACGGAAGACTTGATACGCCGACTGGCGTAATACAGCTTCTCCATGTTATAGGCAAAGGTCGCCACCATTGCCGTCGTAGCGGCCCCGATTGCGAAGATCTGCTTTGCTAGGGCATTGGCCGCCTTCTCCGTTCCCTTCAGCACTCCGTCAAACTTCTTTGCCTCACTGGTGTTCACTTGAAACCCAAGTGCGACAAGGTACTCCCGCATGATTTCCGAACCACTGGCGGCCATATGCATCCTCACTTTTTGGTCAATCGAGCTGCGTTCTCAAGTTCCACATCAATCGCCTCATTGCACAAAGCGATGAACTCCAAGTCCACAGAACAATCAAGAAGCCTTTCCGCATGAAACATCCCCCGGAGGACTGGCCTGAATAGCCAGTCCTCTTCCTGCTGCATGCTGATCAGCTCCCCTGATCCCCCACCGTGTCTCAGCTTTCTTGCGAAAGCTTCCCGGCGGGCAGCAGTGCGAAAAAACCGCTGAGGTTCTCCTGCAATACTGCTGCAGTCAGCCGAACCATGGAAGGCATGTCGATGTCCTCAAACATCAACCTTTCCCCGGTGGTGATCTGCGCCCACCGGTCCCCCTGCTTTCGTTTCACGGCGGCAAGGCATCGGAAGAGGACGTAATTCACGTCCTCATCGCTCATGGAGCCCATCAGTTTGACTGCCGGTTCCATGAAGTCCGCAACCCCCACATGGCTGCGGGTCCCCAGATCCTCCGCTTTGATGCCAACCGCAACGAAGGCCGGCAACAAACGCCGACCCACATGCAACTGAGTCAGGGCATTGATCTTGCCCACTTGATAAGTCGCTCCACCAACTTCGATTTCCGTCATGCTTTCACTCCAGGTTGCTTCGCTTCTTAGGAGCCCAGGGTGCGATCAATTGAGATCGCGTTGAACTCCCAATCGTTCGTGCCGGCATCCTTGCCATAAACGAGATTGGGGGCCTTCGCAAAGGCACACTGCCGGCACGTGATCACATCCCCGCGGACCACATCCGTGATAGTGATCGTGTTCTGTCCGTGGCTTGCTGCGCTGGCGGTCTGAAAGTTGTAAAGACCTGAAAGCAGCTTGTTGATTGGCGAGGTCTTGAGTACTCGAACTGTGACCTTGCCGCTCTTGTCGGCGTACAGCGAGTGCTGACCGGTGCCATCGGCGCCGATCTGCATCCCGCTGATTTCTCCACTGGGATCGATGGAGATCCCCTCTTCCGAAGCCCCGGACCCAGAGCCCAAAGAAAAGGCCCCACCAGGGCCCACGATTGCAGCTTGTACGTCGAGAAACGAATAGACAGCACCCATTTGCTAGCTCCTTGATTACTGGTTCACCAACACCGCCACTTGCACGGCATGCACGGCACCCGCCAGCTTGGCAGCGATCTGGATGGGCACTGAGATGCGGGCGGCCCGGTCTGCTGGGTCCTGGTCATTGACCGATGGCGCATAGACGTAGAAGCCCTTAGCCAAGTAGTCCCCCTGGCTCAGTTGCCCGAATCCACCGGCATTCCAGACCCCCGGCGCAAGCAATCCGTTGATCACTGCTTGGGACAGCACGCTTTCGCACGTGGTCACCAACAGGTGCGTACCGGCATCCGTTTGCGGGATCTTGGTGGTACTGGTGTAAAGCAGGTTGTACAGGTTGCGGATCAGATCCACTGCCAACCAGTCAGTACCCAACACGATGTCCACGAAGATGCCGGAGCAAGTCACACCGTGTTGGAAAATGGCCGTGTTGTTGTCGTAGGCCGCGAACACGTTGCAGTTGAACCCCTCCAAGGCAGTGGCCTGCGTCACATTGATGTTCTCTGCAACGATCCCAGGCTCCTGCTTATACATGAGCGTGATGACCGTCGAATTGCCTTGGTAGTTCGTGGTCAGGATGCGCGCCAGAGCAGACACCACAGCATAGGGATTGCTGCTGGAATACTGCACCATCGACTTCTTGTATCCCAACTGCTTGAGTTGGTAAGCAATATTCGAGGTGTCCGCGGAACTGAGCACCCCGGCTTCCTGGGTTGTCACCCCGTAGAAGTGCTTGGTGTCCGATGCTTCGATGAACGGAGCAATTGCCAAGTGGTCACTGTTCTCCGCACTTGGCACCACCACGGCATACCACTGCTGACCGAACGTCAGAGCCATCAGAGTGACCGCGGCAATTGCCGACTCTGCGAGCTGGCCAAGGAAGCGATACGCCCCGCTGGAAGTGCTGCGCATGCCCAGCAAGTTGGAGATATCGGTTCCACTTGGTGCCGCAGTCAGGAACGAGATTGCTGACGTGGTGCCTGTAGTGGTGCTGGTCATCTCAAAGCGACTGTATGCTGCGTTCCAGACCACTGTGACCCCAGTCAGTTCTGCTTGGATGAGGGCAGCCACTGCGTTGAGGTTGGCGGCACCAGAGAAGTCAATCCCCGTGATGTCCTGCGCGCTGCCACCGTCCTTGGTGAACGTGAACGAACCATCAGTGATTGCGGTCCACGTGGCGATTGCTTGGCTGGAAGCTGGCAGGGTTGCACCCTTGAGGCCCCCGGTGCTTGCTGCATCAACCCACCGGCCGATGAGCAAGGATGAAGGCTGCGGCACTTGCTCAAACCACAGAACTGCCGCCAAGTACTCTTCAGCACTCGTGCCGAAATCCGTTGCCACATCTTCAATTCGGCTGTACGTGCGCATCCTCTGCACGTTGTCAATCACAGTGCTTGTTCCCATGATCAACAGGGTTGACAAGTCCTGGCCTTGCGCCCCTGCTGGAGTCAAGTTCACGCTGACGTTGATCAATCGGGAGACCGGAAGTACGCTCATGTTCAATTCCTCATGCTAGTGTGAAAGGTATCAAGCTGGGTTTGTTCCCAGCTGCGTGACGTAGTGTTCATTGTTGAGACCGGCCATGAAGTCCTCCAAAGTGCGGATCCGGTACGAAGCGGAAGCCCTTCTGCGGAATAAAATCCTCATGTCCACCCGCGGCACCCACTTCTCCTTGAGAAGTGCCGGCACTCTGACTTGATTCATGACCTCAACTACAGTCATATTCTGTGCCCGCAGATACGAGCGATTCTGACTGAGTTGCACTGAGTTGCTCACTTGCTTAGCGAGCTGGCCGGCCTTCGGTCCATAGAAGCTCAGCAGCATCGTCAGCAGTTCGTCCCGCTCCACCACTGCATACCCGCCATCCTCAGACCTCTGCTCTTGGTAAGCGAATCGGTCTTCATCAATGTCTGTGATTCCCCACGCCAACCAGTTGGTTGCGAAGTTGGGCAAGTTGGGCGGTTCCGGTTGCCACCTGGGCCGGACCAGTGCTCCGGGGAGCGTGCTCAGAGCCGCTAGGAAACCATGTAAGTAGTCGTCCAGCGGGTCATCGTAGATCGGTAATGAAAAGGGCGCCAGAAAGCCAGCAACTGATGAATCAGCTTCTGACACTACAACAGATGGGGCAGGCCCCTGCACAGGGAGGGGTCCGGGACCAAGCAAAACTGGTGTGTCTGCCATCACAGCACCTCATCCGTTGCATTCATCGACTGCGCCACGCACTCCGTAATCCCTCTCCCATATCTGCTGTACGGGTAGACCTTGATCACGGTGTATTGCGTGGATCCGAGTTGACCCGGGGGCGGCCACACAATCACATCCCCCTTGTACTGCTGTCCGTTTTCAATGCCGGCATTTCGAAACCGAAAGGTGCTGGCTACGAAGATGAGCCGCGGTGCTGAATCACTGTCATCCCTGCGCATGAGGTCAGCGGGGTTTTCCATCGTGACCACGCCGACGATCCCCTCATGCAGCACTTGAGTAGTGGAGGATCTCCCCGTATTCGCATCGACGGACTCTTGCCTTTGGATCACATTGAATCTGTCAGCAAGGTCCGGATCAACCACGATGTCCGACACATCAAGCCACGGCATTACCGCTTCCTTTCTTTGCGGTTCCTTACCGCGTAATTGACTGCGTTGCGCATTTGCCCGGTGTCCACCAGAGGCTTAGCGAGATCCTTGCCAGGCGGCATCCCCTTGGCCCGGTTCTCCAGTTCTTCTTTAGCCCCCTTCCTGCCACGACGTGCCCGAGCCCTCAGCGTTGCATCGGCAAGGGGCGGATCCACTCCATCATTGATCACGTTGCGTATTGAGGCTTGAGCGACCAGACCCATCGCGTGATACCCCTGCTCCGCAACGGTTGCCCCATCCTTGCCACCCTCCACGACATCGCGTGCCATCTGTTTGGCAATCTTGATCAACTTGGGTTTGGCATTGTTGATGCCGGGTCGCATAAAGGGCCGGGCCGGAATGTTCGCTTCTGGCGCTCCGTTGTCATGGATGTAGCCTAGGGTTGCATTGGTCAGATCCTTGGTCTGACCATCTTCCTCATCCTCATCGCGTTCTGTGGTGTCCTCCGGGAAGCCCACGAGCACCTCCAAAGAAGCCAACGCGCTGAGCCCT